TTCCTCAAACTCAAAGAGATAAAAATACCAAAAAGAATTGCCCTCAATGCGGAAGAGATTTTAAATGGAACAAAAACAATGTTTGTTGGACCTGTAGATCTTTTAATAGAAGAAAAAATAATAGATCCAAAGGACTCAAATATCTAGGAGCTAAATGTAAACGCTGTAAAAATAAAGATATTGAAGTATTAACTTTTCATCATACTGATCGGGAAAAAAAATATGATAATCTATCAAGCTTATGGCATCGAGAATGGTCTATTATACAAACAGAATTAGACAAATGCGAACTTCTTTGTGCCAATTGTCACATGAAATTACATAGAAAAGAAAACTTATGACATTCGACAACTGGCTCCACCAAGACGAAGGATTCGGCCCAAGAATAGATAGAATGATTGATGATGTAAAAGTTTCTGTTGAACAAGAGCGAACCGACGATATTATAAAGTGGCTCATGGCGGCATATACCATGGGTCATAGTCAAGGATATGATACTGGATATACGGACGGTGTTTCTGAACAATAATAATTTTAGCTTTAGCACAAGGAAATATAATGAGCAAAAATTCTCTAGAAATTAATGCTGTGGGATCAAAAGTTAAACTGGAAGATGATGTTATTGGAACTATTGTTGGTATTAATATATCTCATGGTAATGTGGTTGTTTATGATGTTGGTTGGTGGAATGGTCGATCTTACTCTAAGGATACTTTCTCTCCTCATCAATTGGTTCCAACCACAGAAGAAAAAATTCGTATAGGGTTTGCGTGAATATGACTACTAGATTATCTAATCCTTTGGATCATCTGATCCAATGCTGTGAGGATGCTATATCTACTGGATACTGGAAGCTGGATAAGTTTACCATTCTTAATGCTAAAGATGAACTTAAAAAACTAAGAGAATCAAAAAAGGATTTGGCTCATGAGCTTTTCAGGGCAAATCAAGAAATTGTGGATATGATCAATGAAAAAATTAAATAATGGTTTATGTCGGGCTGTTGTTCCGTTTTCTTGTACTAAGTCACTATTCTCGTTTTTTGAATTAGTTACCGTTAGGGAATACAATGACTATAATGGAGGTACATACTTAGACGAAATCAATACAGCAGCAGAATATCTAGATTCCTCAAACGCTTACGATGATCCGTTTTATAGAGTATATGGCATATATAAAAACTCCATACCTCGTAAAGCAAAATTTATAGCAGATTTTTTTGATGTGAATGATGCCAGACAATTTTTGCATGATATAACGGGGGAGTCGGTGGACATAGTATCGTATTAAAATGATTAATCATGATTATGTTATAGATACTGATAAGGTTGAAATATCTGACTCTGGTGGTCAGTGCGATTATCTGTATATAAAAAATGAACCACATTTGGGGTTCAAGTCTTTTGCAAAAAAAAACAAAGCCCAACAAGCATACAGAATACAGAAAAAACTTGCTAAACTAGATTTGGCTCCAAAACTATTTTCTGGAATTTGTAGATTGGCCTATTATTATGATCCAAAATTACTGGAGTTCTGGAATCCAACAGAAACTATTACTGGTTGGGGTTTTATTACGGAAAGAGCCGTATTAATGGATTATGAAAACCCAATACCATATAAAAAAATTCAAGATTTAGTGGACAGTATATGGGATAGAACAAAAATGAAATTTTGGGATTGCCACGAAAACAATGTTGGTTATATTAAAAGGGGACGATTTAAAAAACTAGTATGTATAGATACTGGCAAAGAAAGTTTTCAGTGCTATGCTAATGCTTGGGGGTTTGAGCAGCCCGGACCAAAATGTTCGTATTGTTTAAGATATCAATGTAAATGCTCGGAGTATTAAAATTATGCCTTATATTAAAGAAGATAGCAGATTAACGCTGGATGAATGTATTGAAAATATGGTAACTTGTTTAGGATTAAATGCTTTTAGGGCATCATATAGCGAATTAAATAACAAAACTCCAGAACAATTGTCTAATGAAGATTTGCTGAAAATTATAGGCGACATAAACTATGTTTTCAGCCGGGTTTTGGGGGGACTTATGGGACAAATAACATACGGTAAAGTTGCTATGATAACTGGTGTATTAGAAAATATCAAGCAAGAATTTTATCGTAGAGCGGCCAGTCCATACGAAGATAAAAAAATTGCTGAAAACGGAGATATAAAAGAATACAGAAAACTCAAATAGGTGTGTTATATGGCTAAAAGCATGGATGATATTTTTAAAGAAGTCGTTAAAATAACAAAAGATATTAATCAAATAGATGCTAAACACCAAAAAGACCTAGACAATATACAAAAAGCACTTAAAAATTTGACTAGAAAAGTAGATGACATATTGTCTAAAATTCAAGAATTGGAAGTTATTATGGATGCTGCCGAATTTCTTGAAGAACACCTAGATTCATCAGATGATGAAGATAATGAGTGGAGTCCTTACGATAATGAATACGAGCCAGAAGAATACGAAGACTATGGTTATGGTACAGAAGATGAAGACGACGAATAATGGCTAGCCTAGCACTGTTTGCATCATTAGTGTTTTTGATAGTTGTTTTTATTGCTCCGGTATCGTACCTGATATCTTTATGTGTATCTGTTCCCAGGTGGCTTATCTATGTATTAGCCATTATTAATGTAATAATCGGATTATGGTGGTTTTTTTTACCATTACCCGCCATAAGATATGTTGGATTAATAAATGTGTATATTGGATGGATATTGTGCGGCAAGGGGGACAAAAGATAATTCAAGGTTGACAGAGGGTTTGGTCGATGGTATACTTGGGACTCACAGGGAAATTTGACTTTTTGGAGAACCTTCAATGAAATTGGCAGATCGCACAGTTGAGATTCATAGTCGAGGTTTGGATAGCACTAATCAGTTTACGATTGCCCAAACCAGTAAAATGTTTAAGATTTTGTCGGACTCTCTTTATTCCGACAAGGTAATGGCTGTTATTCGTGAGTTGAGTACCAATGCTTACGATGCTCATATTGCCGCCCAGAACCGCAATCCTTTTAAAGTGAGCCTACCCACACAGGCCAGTCCTTCTTTTACTGTGCGTGACTTTGGCACAGGATTGAGTCAGAAGGATATGGAGGAACTGTATACCACATACGGTGCTAGTAATAAGAATGACAGTAATGATTTTGTTGGTTGTCTTGGTCTTGGTAGCAAGAGTCCTTTTGCTTATACAAAGAGTTTTAGTACCACATCTTATTATAACGGCAAGAAATATTCTTATATTGCTGCTATGGATGAGAACGGTGTTCCTAGTTTGAATCTTTTTGGTATTACTGATACTAGTGAGCCTAATGGTCTTGAAATTAGTTTTGCTGTTAAGCAGCATGACTTCAATGAATTTACCAACAAAAGCAAGAGAATTTTCCACTACTTCAAGATGAAGCCAATTATTGATGGTGGCGTTTGTGATTCTATCAAAGACCACTCATATTCTCATCATAATGTTGTGATTGAGGGTGATGGATGGAAGATTGGACGTATTTCTAACCATAGTCACCAATATCCAAGCGGATATAATAATCCGGGTAGTGGTATTATTGCTATTATGGGCAATATTGCTTACCCTGTTGATGCTAATAAGATTATTGGCGAAGAAAAAGAGGTTGAAAACGACGCTATTCAGAAGTGGAATAGAACATTCAAGAAGGTTGACGTTGATAACTGGAAGAATCTAGTCAGAGAGGTTCTGGGAGCCGGATTGTACCTTGAGATTCAGTTTGGTATTGGCGAACTAGAAATGGATGTTAGCCGCGAAGGTTTGCAGTATACCAAGCAAGTTATTAAGAATCTGCGAGATAAGACTCAGCAAATTTATCTTTCTCTCAAGGAAGATATGACCAAAAAGTTGGAGCTGTGTACCAATCTTGTTGATGCTTATACTACCTATTATAATCTGAGCGATCTTGCTGGTGGCTGGACTGCGGGAGCATCATGGACCGATCCAGATGGTAAGGTGCATGAACTGAGCAGTGGCAAAGACCTTGAATATAAGTTCAAGAAAAGCAAGCAACTCTATGTTTTTAATTGGAGAACTGCTGGATACCGTTCTCGTCGCATGATTTATCTTACAGATAAGATTCATCATGAAACATTGCAGGGTAAGCCCGCTTACTATTGGAGTAACGAAAAGAAGTCTGGGAAGATGGTTTTCTTTCGCTCTGATGTTAAGGGGGCTGAGACTGCTAAGAAGATTGTGACTAAATATTGCAATCAGAATGATTGTTTTGCTTATCTTATGATTGACAGCGATAATCCAGAAGATTCTACTGACGGTTTTGATGATGTTATCAAGCATATTGGTGGCGAAACCAATGTGGTTAATGTGTCAACTTATCGTAGTCTACTTGCTGGAACAACTCGCAAGAGTAGAGGTTCTACTGGTACAATTAGTAAAGACGAGATTTTTGCAATCTCAAATCTGGGAGCAGACAAGAGTTGTCAGTCTCTTGGAGGTAATGATCTTAATGACTCTTCTTATCTAAAGGAGTTGTCGAATGATCTGGTAGAATACCTTGAGGATGAGGATAACGAGATTGTTTATATTCCGATTCTTCGCTACGGTTCTGTGGGTGGCTATCCAGACATTCATAAGATTGTCGAATTGTCTAAGGATGAACATCTGCCTATTGGTAAAAAGCTGTTTGATAACCAAAAGATTTTTGCTATCAAGCAAAGTGCTGTAGAGAAGATCAAGAAGGATGGGGTTAACCTTGTGTCCTTTAATGAATGGTTCAAGAAGTGGGTGGAGAAAATTTCCAACAAACTGTCTGATAGTGTGTCGGAGTATACTGATATTATCGACTATTGTAGGAAAGAGTATGAAAGTGCCGACTCTTCTTTCAGTACAAACTATTACTATGGATGCAAGCAATCAGATAGACACATCATGTTTCATGTCTTTAATATCTTCGGTCTGGACTATGCCCAGCATATTAAAAATAATGACATGGTTGAACTGATCGACCAGTGGTTGTTGATAGAGTTTTTTGCGGATACTATTAATCACGACGAATTCAACATTCGACGCTTTGATAAGGTCGCATACTACAACAAAATGGCAACCATACTGGCTAGATATAACATGAATGGTCTTGATCCATCAAAGATTAGGAGCAACTATATTAGTCTAAAGAATCTTCAACATAGACTGACAAACATTTATGGTGAAGAGAAGAACCCCGTTGCCAAGGTTCTGTCAAATAAGAGCGATTATAAGATTGTGTCTCAACTGCCTAAAATGAGCGAGTTGCGAAAAAATCTTAAAGAGCAGGTTGACAAGGTGACGATCTTGAAGTATATTGTTGGAGTGACTGAGAACAACGGAAACATTCGACACATCACTAGTCATAATCCTATCAAGGCTTTTGCTAATGGTGGCTATAGGGATAGGCCAGAATGGTGCTGCAAGATTGACGTTGAAGATTTCAAGCAGACTTTGGGTAATTTGATTTAATTTCACAGGAAACAGGAGAAATAAAATGAGTGTTCCTTTTATGTGGGTTGATGGTAATTTGACGCTGATCCTTAACAACAAGGCTCACCAAGTTCTTCCAGATCATATCAACTATAGGTTGATTCTGGAGGCTCTTCCGACTGCTACTAATGATGAATTGGCAGAGTTGGTCGATCTTGAAAAAGCCGTTGCTAACTTTAGTCAGGGATTGGTAGAGGTTAAGAACGGCAAGGTGTTGTATCAAGGCGAGGAAGTGCATGGTAGTATCAGTAAGAGAATTCTGGAGTTTATGAGCAAGGGTTTGCCTTTCCAGCCCCTTGTTAATTTCCTGAATAATCTGATGGAGAATCCAAGTATGCAGAGTCAGACTGAGCTGTATGATTTCTTGGAGCATGAACTTCTTCCGATTACTGAGGACGGTTATTTCCTGGCATATAAGGCAGTGCGTGGGGATTACATGGATAAGTATGCTGGTACTTTTGACAACCATGTTGGCAAGGTTTGCGAAATGCCAAGAGCAAGAGTAGACGATAATCGTTCTGTTGGTTGCTCTAAGGGGCTTCATGCTGGTGCATTGAATTATGTTGCTGGTTATGGCAGTGTCGATGCTGGCGACAGGATTGTGATTGTTAAAATCAATCCAAAGGATGTGGTCAGCGTTCCTAGCGATTGTAATTGTGAAAAGCTTCGTACTTGCCGGTATGAAGTGGTTGGTGAGTATCAGGGCGAACTTCTAAAGCCTCTTTACAAGGCAGAGTTCAGCGAAGATGCTTATTATGAGGATGACGAGGATCTTTATGATGAGTATGATGATGCTTACTGGGATCAGTACGATGAAGATGATGACGAGGACGAAGATGAGGACTATGATCCTGACCAGGATTATTGATTGACGATGGATGTGGTCGCCGTAAAACGCGACCGGAAGAAGATGGTCCGCTGGGCGGATACTAGTTAAAGTGTGGTTCGATTCCACAACCATCTTTTTGAATAGGATGTTGATTCTGATAAGCTATGTGGTTTATCCCGGCATCTCTATGAGTAGTTTTAGTAGGCAGGAACAGGAATAGGAAACGAATTATGTTTAGTGATAAGTTGGCTTTTAATCCCTTTGATAAGAACAATGATGTGAACTGTGGTTTTGCTCAAGATGCTAGAAATAAATTTTTGAACTCTTTTAAGCAAAACAATATTTTTTGCTGGAATGGCAATCCGCGTAAGAAGATTAGTAGTATGAATCACAACAATGGTTCTAACGGTCTTCAATATGCTCTTGAAGCAAATGTAAACAATCGCTCAGATGTTTACTTCTACGTTAATGGTGGACGTAAGCTTTATGCTATCAACCAGTTCACTTGCTGTTTCTGTGACATGGATGCTGGTCGTGATGAACAGGGCGCTTATTTTAAGCCCAGCGTAGTTATGCAGAAAAAGAAGGAGTTCTTGGCTAAGATTAATAGTTTTCCAGTAAAGCCAAGCTGGGTTGTTGATACTCGTAATGGATATCAGTGCTACTGGATTTTTGATGATGCTAGTCGAAAGATTGTAGGTCATAACAAGACCTTCTGGAATGGTCTACAGAAGAAGTTGGTAAATTACTTTGGTGGTGATCCACGAGCGATCAAGCCAAATCAGATTTATCGTGTTCCATATACTTGGTGGCGTAAGGAATGGGAAAAGAAGGCTCCGTATTTTACGAGTCTGCTTCCCGGCAGCACTGGTCAAACAGTTAATGTTGCTGATCTAAAGTCTGCTCTTACTGGTCAACCAGCAACTCTACAGATTATTCCTGAGAAGTGCAGTGACGAATGGTATAGGGGATATGCCAAGGCTTATAAGCAGTCTGATATTACTGGAGTTCCAGTGTCAGCTAATGTTGCTGTGGATATTCTAAATCAGCTTAGAAACGAAGAAACATATAAGAATGTCAAATCTGTTTATGATAGTCATGAGGCTATGAATTATAATCGTGTCTATGGCGATCCTATGCCTGTTATGCCTGTGGACGATGACGATACAGATGCTCTCCAGACGCTTCCAGAGGATGCTGGGGACGAGGATATAAACCTTGATGGGTCACAGACACAACTTTTAAAAACCGTTGTGGAGTTCCTTAATCAAGTCTCGACTCCCCTCTATTTTAGCAACAATAGATTCCTATCTAATGCTGCAAAGGAGTTGGCTAATAAGATTAGTGATAGATTTTGTATTGGATGAGTTTTATCTGTCAGAGGGTATAGAATTTCCTATGCCCTTCTGACGGGAATAATAGGAGAAAAATTATGGGAAGACATATGAATAAACTAGAAGAATTATTGCTTAACGACCCTTCTGCTATGAAAGAATTTGCCGACTTATCAAATCATTACAGGTCAACAAAAGCATTGCATGATCATCTTAAAACAACTGGTTTTAGAGGAAACAAGTTCTACCAAGGATACCAAGTTTTAACTTATATTGTGCGTCGTTTAGGGCTTTCTAAAAGACAGCAGACCTTAAATTAAGAGACCATAATGCACCAAGACGATAACAACCATGACGATGACTACGATGATAGTCAGGACAAGTATAAGCACTATTTTAAGTTTGATCCAGAAGCGTGGGATGCTTGGGGCAAGTGGTTATACGAAGCCATGAACGATATAGTTGCGTCTAGCCCAAACGTGTGGTATATTGGGCCTGGGTTCGATAAGAAGTCGTTTCCTGTGAATAGTTACTTCTCCAATACTGGCAAGGATAAAACCTTACAGTATTTGGGGAATAACTATCAAGGTGTTCCTATATGGAAAAAGAAATACTTTATGTACGATCCCATAGAAATAGAATACAGAAAACATATTGAAGCTAACCCTATACATTTTCTCAAACAGCCACACTATTATCGTGCTATGTTTGAAATTCTGAATTAAAATGGTGTGGTAATTTATGAAAAATAATGAGTGGTTTTTTATAGACGATTTTGATAGTTTTGTTAATAGTGCAAGGTCTCTGGTATTTAAGTTTTTCGGAGAAAATGAGGATCTTGCCTCGGATGATTTTGATATATCTATGGCTGCTTTGTCAAAAACAGATATGAAGGAACTTGATGAAACATTAACATTTGAAGAGTCAGCAGCTATTATTAAAAACAAGGTTAAATCTCAAATCAATAGAAAAACAAAAAAAATTAGATATTGTATCAATGACAACCTTTTAATGCAAATTATAGAGGATCTTAACAGTAGGCTTGTTAGTAATATTCTAAACAATTTGGTGAATAAGGGGGTTCTGGAAAGCGCCTACGATAGCGAACAAAACGATTTTGTATTTTGGATTAAAGAATCTTTGGATAAAGAAAATGATAAAAACACAGATAATCAAAGTTGAGCCAGCACAAGTAGATGCTAGTTTTAAGTATGTGTGTGCTATTTGCTCTCAAGAGCATTGGGTGGAGTTAAGGGAGGTTAGTTGTGATAAATTTGTGATAGTTTGTTTTTGTGGTAATCTTATAAAACCAAAAACAGTTTCAAGGATCAAAATACTTTACAAGAAACCTAAACAAAAAAACAGAAAACCAGAAGAAGATATAAACAGAAACGTTTTAAAATCTGTTTGTAAAACACTATCTCAGTATGGGTTTTCTGAAACAGAGGTGCTTGATATTGTTAGAAAACACTCTGTAGATATATCGCAGTATCATAATCAAGTTGATTTGGTAAAAGCTATAATAAAATTATTTGGAGACAACAATGGCTAATATTATTAGACCTACTTCTTTTGACGGTATTATCGGACAGTCCGATGTAATAAATAGGTTGCGTATCATAGTTACAGGATGTAAAATGTCTAGAGATACAATGCCTCATGTCTTAATTGATGGTCCTCCTGGGTTGGGAAAAACAACTATGGCTAGTGCTATTGCCAAAGAAATGGAGGTCAATCTATATACTATTAATGGAGCAAATATTAGAAGTGTAAAAAATATTTTACCATATATCATGGGGATGGAGTCTAGATCTGTTTTGTTTATAGATGAAATACATAGGCTACCAAAAATAGTAGAAGAATTTTTGTATCCAGTAATGGAAGATTTTGAGCTTAATATACTGGTAAAGGATCAAGAAGACAAAGATAAACCAGAAACTATTAAGTTGCCTCAATTTACTATTATTGGTGCCACAACCAGCGGAGGCTCGTTAAGCCAGCCTTTCTATGATCGTTTTCAAATCAAAGAGCATTTATCGTTCTATAGCGATAATGAACTAGCTAAACTAGCAAAGTCAAACGCAACCAAGCTCGGACTAATGGTATCTGACGAAGATCTATTGGAGATAGCAAAAAGAAGTAAAGGTACTCCGAGAATACTTAATAGTAGATTGAATTGGTATAAGAATTGCATAGCGTATTATGCTAATCCGTCAATGTCTATTGAAGAAATTTTTAGTGGACAGGGTATAGATGAGTGTGGTCTAGATATTTATGATAGATTGTATCTAGAGGTTCTGCGCAAGTCTAAAGGAAGCCCATTAGGTCTCAAGAGTATTTCTTCGATGACTGGAATTGCAGTAGAAACAATAGAAAATAATATCGAACCGTTCTTGATTAGAAAAGGATTGGTTGTCAGAACACAAAAGGGCAGAGTTATAGGCTCTGGTAAACCATGAAAACAACATCTATATATCTTTCTATGATTCTAGCAATATCTTCTGTATTATATATTGCATATGCTGGTTCTCCTGTTTACGTAGAAAGTTTAGTCGATGCTATGGCAGAATCAGAAAGTACAGGCAAAGATATTTTTGTAATATTTACAGCCGATTGGTGTGGGGCTTGTAGAGTGATGAAAAAAGATATTGATAAAAATCCACAATTTTTAGAATCTTATATTGTGTGTATGATAGACTATGATACAAACCCAGATCTGATAAAAGAGTATGGGGTAAGAACTATCCCTGATTATTTTGTTCTAAAGAATAAAAAAGAGATTAAAAGAAGAAAGGGGTATAGTAATATTATTAAATTACGGGAATGGATTCAAGATGACAAATGAACAATTGACAATATTAATTTGTGTAGTTTGCATAGCCTCTCTTTTAATGGTAGGGGCATGTCTTTTTTTTATAGGCTATTTCTTTGGCAAGTATTCTGCGGTGGGTGTATCTAATACTGTATTTCGTTCTAAGTCAAACACTGATCAGAGCCTATTAAAAAATCATCAAATAAAAATAGATGATAAAAAAATAGTAACAGAAATAAGTACCGAGGGTCTGGAAAAGAAATATGATAAACTTGGGGAAACCAAGAAATCAGATGAGAATATAACAAATTCAATCAATAAACTGAAAAATATAAAGAGGTGATATATGAGTTGTGGACTAGATGTTGGAACTAGTTTTATAGTATTATCAAAAGAAGACGCAAGTGGCGGATTAGTTTATAAAGATTTTAGAGATGCTTTCTATATTATAAAACCCACAACTCCCGTTGCCACCAAAATGATAGAGAAAGGCTTGTCTGGCAAAGTTTTTATAAAAGATACTGATGGGTCCTTTATTTTATTGGGCAAAGACGCTATAGAAAAAGCTATAGAAAGAAATGATACCGCAAAAAGACCAATGTATAAGGGCGTAGTATCAGCAAAAGAAAAAGAAGCCAAGAAGGTTTTGTCTTTTATTCTCAAGGAGGTGGTTGGTCAAGCTTCTGAAACAGGAGAAAAGCTGGTATTCTGCGTTCCTGCACAACCAGTGGATCAAGAAGATGAAGATTTTGATGTCGGGTATCATGAAGACGTTGTAAAAGCCATACTATCAGAGTGTGGCTATGCTGCTAGAGCAATTAATGAGGCAGAGGCTCTTTGCTATGCGGAACTTGAAACAAGTGACTATACTGGTATTGCTATTAGTTGTGGTGCTGGTATGACCAATGTTTGCGTTATGTTGAACGGTGAACCTACGGTTACTTTTAGCACAACCAAAAGTGGTGACTGGATCGACAGAATGAGTGCTGTTGCAACAGGCGAACCGGACAGTGTTGTTCAAGCCGAAAAAGAGAACGGAGGATTCGTAATAGGAGAAGACAATAGCAATCCTATTCTTTCTGCTGTCTCGTCATATTATGAACGTCTTATAGACTATACAACAAAACAATTATCGGCTGCATTATTAGGTCATAAGCTGTTGCCTAAATTTAAAGAACCGTTAACAGTGGTTGTGGCTGGCGGAACTTCCCAAGCCAAAGGTTATATAGAACTTTTTCAAGCAAAATTAACAGAAAACAATTTTCCGCTACCTGTTAAAGAGGTAAAACATGCTAACGATCCTCTTCATGCCGTATCTAAAGGATGCTTGATAGCTGCAAAGGTTTTATAAAATGTTGAGCTTTTTAAAGTTAAGATATGCTAAAAGATCCCCAGGTTGGTCTGCAATCAGAAAAAAACACCTTTTGGAAAACGGATTTTGTGCTGCGTGTGGTAAAACTAAAAATTTAGAAGTCCACCACATCAAGCCTGTGCATCTGTTTCCTGATTTAGAACTAGAGTTATCTAATTTAGTCACATTATGCGCTGATCCTTGCCATATAGTTTTTGGGCATTTTATGGACTTTAAAAAGTGGAATAAGACAGTCTTGTATGATTGTTCTGAGTATTTTAAAAAACTAAAATTATTCCATTAAAATAGTGTATATTATATTGGCCTATATAATCAGGAATCTAAAATGGCAATTAGAAAACGAAAAAACGATTGCGGATTATTTCCTTATGTAAGAGAGGATATATTTGGTGATTTTGATCAATCTCAGAGTGAAGCTTGGTCTATTGCCAGAATGAGCGTTCCCAATTTGTGGAAGTATTCTCAGGGAGAAGGGGTCACTGTTGCTGTTATCGATAGCGGTTGCGATCTTAATCATATAGATCTAAAAGATAATTATGTTCAAGGAAAAAACTTTGTAGAACCAAACAAAGACCCGACTGACGAAAACAGTCATGGCACTCATGTTGCCGGGACAATAGCGGCAATAAATAATAGGTACGGTGTGGTCGGTGTGGCACCCAAAACAAAAATTATGCCATTAAAAGTATTTGGTGCCGATGGGAGAGGATCTAATTCAAGTGTTGCTGCGGCTGTAGCGTGGGCAGCTGATCGTGGTGTAGATTTGATTTGTATGTCATTAGGGTCTCCATACGAATCCAACGAATTGCACAAGGCCATAAACTATGCGGTCAACAAAGGCGTGGTTTCTTTTTGTGCAGCAGGTAATGGTGGAGAATCATCCGATATATACTATCCGGCTAAATATACCGAAACAGTAAGCATAGGTGCTGTGGATAGCAAATTATATAGAGCTTTTTTTACATGTAAAGGTGATGAATTAGATTTTTTAGCTCCTGGACAAGACATACTAAGCACAATACCAAATGGATATGCTCTAATGAGTGGTACTAGTATGGCTAATCCGTTTGCTGTTGGGTGTGCAGCTTTGCTAAAATCATATATTAAAAAAAATAATATTAACATTAATTTACGAAACTCAGAAGATTATATACGTAATCTAAAAAAATATGTAACCAATTTAAATAACCCAAATCACTCTAACCGCAGAGAGTACGAGGGATACGGTTTATTAGATTGTAGAAAAATGGAAGCATGGCGGGGTTTAGATTAGAAAACATATAGTCTGAGGTGATGTCATGATAAAAAAAATTACAGCTATTTGGATAGTCTGCTTAAGTATTGGGTCAGTTATGGCTGGCACAATAGATCCTAATATTAATGATCAAAAATATATAGAGTATGGTTCTAAATTCAAAAATATAGTAAGACTATGCTGTAAAGATGGGGACGGTATGTTTGGTTGTGGGTCTGGGGTAGTGATTAGTAAACATTGGGTGATTACAGCAGCCCATATTGTTTATAAGGGTAGCGACTGTTCTATTAAAATAGATGACAGAAAATATGATATAGATAAGGTGATAATACATAATGGCTATCGTGATAGTGTTTTTGGCAAAGATGATGTTGCTCTATGCTATATTAAAGAAGAGATTGTTATGGATTTTTATCCAGAAATATATGGGGATAGTGATGAATCAGGCAAGCTATGTAGTATGGCTGGTTGGGGTTTTACCGGAACCTTTAATTCTGGAGCCATGAAACACGACGGCAAGCGTAGGGCAGGATCTAACATCATAGATAGATTTGAGCGTTCTGTATTGATCTGCTCTCCTTCTCGCAGGGGTGCTGGTCATACTGAGCTAGAATTTTTAATAGCCAGCGGAGATAGCGGCGGGGGATTATTTATAGGTAATAAATTAGCCGGTATACATTCTTCTGTATTGGCTATTGACAAAAAACCGGACTCTACTTACTCCGATGAGAGTTGCCATACCAGATTGAGTCTGTACAAAGAATGGATAGATCAAACTACTAAGGACTAGATTTGTATTTCAATAATATTTGAACCAAGTCCGGTGATTCTAGGAGTATCTGTCCAGGAATGTATAAGATTATGAAACTCTACTGATATTAAATATCCTATATGTCTATCTTTTGATGTATCTAAATCTATGTATGTTCCATAGTATTCTGGATGTCTATCGACGAAATCAATAAGACCAGTAATATCTTCATTATAATTAGTGATTCTAACAATATTATTTCGATTAAAATCAGATCCAGAATATATTTGTGCTAAAGCGCTGTCAAAATCAGCTGGAATTTCTTTAATGTAATGCCATATTGTATTATAATAGTTTCCTGTAATCCATTGTCTGTAATCTATTGGGCCAAGAGACGGCTGAAGAGTTGATACAAAACCGTGAGCATGATGACATATCTGAACATTGGTTACAAAAGAACGAAAACCGTAATACGTTAAGGCTGGCAAAAGATCATCTATAGCCTGTCTGTCTCTGTAGTAGCTAAAATTGTTTAGGATGAACTCAGCAGCTCTTCTTTTTATCAGATAACCCCACGCCCCTGTAGATTTAAAGTTTTTTGACAGATGCGGGCTTATCGGTATGCATCTTTTCTTGCCATTAAAACCCAAGCACACAACGTCCCATTCTGTATTTAATAGATGTTCTGATAGTATTTTTAAGTAGTCTGATGTTTTTTTGTTTATATGTGGTTCTGTTACAAATACATTGTCGTAAAGCTGAAAATCGTCTTCCGCAATAAATAAAGAATCATGTCCTGAATTAATAGCCGAAGATAAAGCAGCACAATGGCTTTTTGTTGCTGATGCTTGGTGTAGGGGATCTTTTAGGGCGGGGAATCTATGTAGATCTGTTATTTGAAACTGATCTATTTGTTTTTTAACATTATCTAGTCTTTCTGTGGAAGAATCTAGATTAATGAAAAACCCTATGTCTGCTAGTTCGGACCCTAAAATAGAAAACATGTTATGTTATAGATCAAAATTTAAAGATTTACGTTTATGGAATAGTTGTTCGTCGTGACTATTAAATATCCAGTTTCTATTTGCTGTAGGATCCGATATTACATAGTGATGAGCAAATAATTGTTTAGGTATATATGTATGTTTATTTAAGATTTTAGCCACCTCCATGTATTCATTATCACAAAAAATGGTTTTGTACGCTGGATGATATATGTATTTGAACCTATTGTAATAATTACGACCCATAATACAGCCTATGTCTAGTCTTTCTTCCCAGCTAGGATTCATATAATGCAGCGGGCCGTCCAAGTCTGGGTGATGAATTAAAAAATCTTCTGCAATAATATCGTCATAGTTTTGTACTATAGGATATAGGTCGTCTGCTGCTAGTATTAAGATATCAAAATCAGTAATATTCTCTAGATTCGCATTAATGGCTTCTATTTTATTTTGTGAATTACCGTAATAGAATCTAAGATTGGGAATAGAAGATAAGTAGATTTTGATGTCTTCTGTATTCATCAATTCGTCATCCTTATCAAAAGTACACACAAAAGAAATGATGTGTTTAGAAGAAGCCATAGATGTATACTGATTAATGGCATACTGGAATTTGTCTGGCCTGCCTCGACTCGGAAATTTAATAAGAAATCTCATAAGCTATTCTTGTATTAATGTATAGTGATCCGGATGTCTATTGTTATATTCGTCATATATTTCCCCAACAAATTCTTTATTTATTCTATTAGTAGGAAAATTCTTGGCATTAGGTTCGTTGTATGCTCTGTAATTATCGTGTATCATAGAGTGATCAACCACAAATGGATATACACAAGACCTAAGAAAATTTTGATCTACTTGCCAAAAATTATCTTTAACAAAACCGGCCATATCAATAGATAATTTGTTAAGTAAATTATTTCTAACCCCCCACATTCCTCCTAAAATCTGTGTGTTATGGAATGGATGGTCCCTCATGATATGAAAATCTTTATCGGATAATAACCATTCGTCTACTGCTTGTTTTTCTCTTTCGCTAAGGCGACTGTCTGTGTCTCTGGACACCATAATATCAACAGATTCATCGAAAGCAGGTAAAAATCTCCAAAACATACCAGACCAATCTCCGGCTTGGTCCATTATTATTACATCTGTATTATCCAGTTTTTTGAGTTCTTTAATGGTTAATGAAGGAACAGATTGACCTATATAGAATTTGCAAAGCCAATCTTTGTATAGATTCTGTGCTATCTTGGCATTTTCTATAGCTCCCATATTGTATTTGGGATTATTGCCCCATAAACTAAAAGCAATAATTTTAAGCATTATAGACTACCAGTTATTCTTTCACACCACCCCTTTGATGCGCTGTAAGGCCACACCACCCAGTAATGGGGTTTAATATCTGTTGGAAATTCTCTCCAGACCTTACAGTATTTATCTGGATCATTCATCATCATTTGTATTTCGTTTTTATCTGCGTCTTTTCTAAAGAGAGTATTGTCTTCTTTGTCATGGAAAGCAACGACCCAAAAATCATAGTCTTTTTCTGGAACCCTATCATATCCGATATCTATACAGTGCTTAAAAATACTTAAAAATCCACCCTCAAAAGTTTCTTCATCGGCAAATTGATTTGGATCAGGGGGTGCTTTATGTTCTAGTACGTGTTTTTGTATGGCCCTTCTCTTAAAGCTTAATCCGGCATATCTCTCATAGTCTCTTAATGTTCGAGTTGTACCGAAACCATATTTACCAAAATCTATGTCTTGAACTTCGCCATCCATACCAAATAATTTACGGTTTCTAAGATGGGAGTTATTATTTCTTTGGACCCAAACCGGATCATCATCCCACTGTTTGGTTCTTCCTTTTCTTGTATACTCATGCCAGCATATTACCTTATTCGGATGATATAAGTCGTATCCATGGGTAAACGCTCGTACAGCTATACTAATTTCTTCGCCATGAAAATAATATTCAGGATCGTGCTGAACCTCTTTAGCGAAAGCTCCTACACTAAAAGCGAAGTGGGCACTATAAAATCTTGCTGGTAGTGGTTTGGTCCTATCATCCCAGCTATCAAATGAAGCAGGGAGGAAGAACACTGCCCCTTCTGGGATAAACCTATCAAAATTCATTTTCCATGGCTCTTGAACCCTTGCTGCCGGATCATTGTCTGGGTCAAAACTAGGAATATATGCTGTTATCAAAGGTTTTGGAGAACCGTTCTTCTGGAGTTCTGTTATCATATCAATTAGTATAGCATCCCAATCTTGAACGAATCTGTGGTGACTATCTAATTGTAGGGTATATGTTTCGTCTTCATATAATTGTTGAACAGCATTTCTTGCCCAACACACCCCCTTTGATTCTTTATAGTTTATGTCTAGGATTCTGAATCTAGAGTCTGACTTATATACTGATATATCGTCCCATTCGTCTCCTTCTTTGTGCTGCCAAGCAATGCCTATGCGTAGATTATCTGGATATTTAGCTTTAGCAATCATATCGTTTAGAGTGGGTAACAATTGAGGATCTCTATATGCTGCTATTTGTATAAAAATAGTATTTGGTTCTGATTTGTTAGTTTTCTTTTCTTTCGTGCGACTCATAAAAATGAACTCTGTTGTGTGTGATAGGGGATGCTAATAATATTGCTGATTTTACTTTGTTTTCTTTGGTAAGGCTATATATGTGACTCATCCATGTTTGCTCAAACGGATTAGCCCATGTAGTGTCCAAAAATAGTTTCTGATTGCCTTCTTGATCTATTATATGCGGCCAGTTGCAATAGTAAATCTCTCCTTCGCAGTAAGGTGTTTGGTTTATAGATTTGATGTGAGAATACTGCGTTAAAGGTTTTTTGTTTGTATTACCAAAGTATTCAATACGTTTATGGTGAGGAACATTATGCCAAGCCCACTGATCTCCATTGTGTCCATAAAACTCGCTAAAACTGAATTTCAAAAAATCATACTCTTCAATATCCATTATTCTTACCACTGTTTGAAATAAATTATTGACCTTTTTAGGAAAACCAAAAGGGCATCTGCTGTCACTTAAATCTATTAGCATATCATCCTCAAAGAACATCATATATTTAGCGCCTAGCTCTTTAAAGTGTTCGGCAGCTAATTGTCTGGCTCTGCATATTCCAAGATTACCTTTTCTTATTTCTGTAAATCCATATTTAGAAGAAATTTTATCATATTCAGGAAATAAATCTTCTTTGGTTGAATTATTTATCAAATATTTTTGTGTTTTAGTAATAAAATTATTATCATATTTTTCAAAAGAATCTAAAACCATTTGTAGCTGATCTGGAGAATTAAATGCATTTATATATAATACAATGTCATTATTTTGCGATTGAATTCTTTTAGAAACTTTAGATTGTAGTTTAGTAGAACCGTTTTTAACGTTTTCAAAAAAATGATTAATTAATCCGTTGTCCAGTATGGGTTCGAACTCATAAGTTTCCGGATCTAAATATGTCATTAAAGTAAAAATACTTTCTTCTGTACCCATATAACCGCTATTAAGCGTATCTCTTAATAATGAATAATAAAGCTCATTGGCTGAAGAAATAATATCTTTATGACCACCAAAAAAGCCGCCCCTAGCAACCCTATCAACCTTGTCAGAATGGGCGAAATGTTTCATTCCATTAATATCGAACCCATGAATTTCTGTATTTGTCTCATAAGGAAAGCTTATAAATAAAAAGTTTTTGACTATATTTTCTATTTTTTGTATAACATTATCGTGCGAAAAATATCCGGGGTGGACGGTATTTGTTATCCCGCCATCTATCCAGAAATAATAATCAGTGTTAAAAAAGTTGTATATTTTGGCATTATGCAGCATGAACATTTTGCTCATAACCATCGGGTTGTACCAGTCCATTACTGCTTGCGTACTGTCAGCTAACCAACCAACTTGGTTTAGCCACTCTGGTTTTTTTCTTATCTCCTGAACCCTATCAAAAAATGGGAAAAATTCACTATTAAACTTTTCTCTTGGCTGATTAATTATTCTCGTGTTTTCCTTGCTTCTAATATCCCACACTATGTTTTCATTATCTGGTTCTATAAAAATACACAGAGGAATATTCTGTGTTGCAGAAAGTAGGGATTTAAAGTTGTTTATATAGTGATCAAAAGGTCTGCCCCACCCCTCCTTGGCCTTATCTCGGCCCAAGTCCCATATTCCAGTAACCAGAGTAGTATTAATCATTAGTGATTCGCATAGTAAAAAGATATATTAACCCCCGGACCTGCATCATATTAGTGGCGTATTCCGTTCTGTCAATCAAAAGAAATCTAAAGAACGGCTTGACAAACCAGATTTTTGGTGTATTCTAATGTGCGTAAGTTTCACCAACCAACACTAGATCAATGAAAAAGAATACAGAAGACAGCAGTAAGGATATTAGAAGGAAAAAGTTCCAGGAAAAAACAGACAAGACTAATCGTAGCGAACAAACTCTTAATCATGCTATGAAAAAAGAGTTTAGAAGAAAGAAAATGCAGTTAGAAGAAGAAGAGCACGATTGGGAAAACTGGCAAGATTATTATAATCACTAAGTAAGGACAAAATGGAAAAATACCTTGAGGAACTATCCAGCGGCGATGTTTTCGCGGCTGACGAAATCTATTACTTAGTAACAACCGATTTCAAAAATAACGGTAATAGACTATGCTACGATCTAGAAAAAGGGCAACCGAGATGGTTTGCTCCAAACACACAGATCAACCATACTTATGCGTATATTATGGATAATGATAATAATTTTATGCCACTTAAAAACATAGAAACAGAAGGCAAGGCTGGATTGTAGTCTTTAAAACACTAGACATAATAAGCGAAGGAAATAACTATGCCAATTACACAAAATACAAAAAACAACAATTTACAAGTCATGAATAATGCCGATATATTTGCTATTATTAAAGAAAGAACAAAAGCCAAAGAATTGGGCTGTACGGTATTTGTTCCTCATGTTTGCAACAACATAGACACGTTTGGCGCAGGGTTTGCTGCTCAGGTTTCTGACAGATATCCAGAAGTTAAAGCAAATTATCATATGTTGGGTAAAAAATTTCTAAGAGAAAATCTTGGACACTCACAAGTAATCAAAGTATACGAACACGAACAATATAGACATAAGTTATATTTTGTTAATATGATCGCCCAAAACGGCATAAAACACGCCAAAAATCCCAGACCCCTCAACTATGCCGCTTTGGTAAGAAGCATGAGTCAACTAGCTTATTTTATCAATAAGAATACAGAATTCACCAACAAACAAGAAAATATAGAGATCCATGCTCCAAAATTTGGTAGCGGACTAGCAGGAGGTAATTGGAATTTTATAGAAGATTTAATACAAGACATTTGGGGTAGGTATCAGGTATTTGTGTACAATCATCACCAAAATCATTAATCATGTCTCATTATGGGTTTTTGATTTTAGGCGGCACCCAAATGCTTGGGAGGGATTTTACCCAGTCCCTTGTAGATATAGGCCAAACAAGTTTAGTTATAGCAAATAGGGGACTCACGAATCCTGAGTTGTTTCGTCATATAAATCATTTAGCTATAGACAGAGACCATGCTGATAAATGTAAAATTCTAAAAGAATACACATTTGATACTATCATAGACTTTAGTTGCTATTCTTTGAATCAGTATTTAAATACAGCTAATCAATTAAATAAATACCAACAATATATTCTGGTGTCTACACAAAGCGTTTATGACTATAAATATATGGATTCTTTTCATCTTGATCCTGATTACGCTAGATATTGTATAAATAAACAGAGAATAGAACATTTTATTTTGACAAAAGGAGATAAAGATCGTACTATAATAATACGTCCATGCGCAGTGTATGGAGATCATGACTACACAGGACGTTTTGAAAAAAGAGACAATGTTTTTTATTGGAAAAACACGAATACCGTAGCTTGTCCAGAATCCGGAGCTATTAGTGTTAAAACCGTAACTGAATTATTACTAAAAATAATTTCGGAACCCAATCATAATAGTAAGTCATATAACTTAGGACTCTAATGTATTTAATAGACACCAACCCGCTATATCTAGAAAATCTAAAACAGCATTACCATGTTAATCCATCAGTAAGTGTGGATTTTTTTACAGAACCGTTTCATTATTTAGTTATTCGTAACTTATTCAAAGAAGAAATATATAGTAAAATCTGTGAGCAGTTTCCACTATTTATAAAAAGAACAACACCATACAAAGATCAACCAGGAGCTGTACATGATTATGCTGGATATATCTATGGTTTAAATAAAACAGACTGCAATCACATAGGGTATGATTTTTTTATTAATGATCAGTGGAAATCCTTTTGTGCTAAAACCTTTAATATAGAACTAAATAATTATATTGCATTAAGTGCCCATTGGCATCAGGCTCCATCAAAATATGGTTTTGTACACAGAGACCTTAATATATGCTCCGGTAGTACTTGTACAAACAGTAACGAAACAAGATTGACAGGAGACTGTTATTATTCTGATGATTCGGTTGATCAACAGCCTAATACAAACAAGTTTATCAGAAGCGTTGCGGGTTTATATTATCTCAATAATAAAGAAGACTGGACAGAAAACGACAAAGGAGGAACCTCTATTTATGGCAATTGGAATCTGAATTCATTCATTAAGGAGATTCCTCCAGAAAATAATAGTCTATTTATATTCGAAGTTTGCCCAGATTCTTTTCACGGATACAGTGGTGCCAGCTTTGATAGGTCAGCCATAGTGCATTGGTTTCACTCTAGTCCTGCTTATTTATTGTACAGACATCTGGATCGGGTTAAGTTTTACCACCGCTCTTACAACGCCGCCTACGAAAGATGGAATAGACAAAACAACCCATGGCCCATAGAAAACGACCCAGAATACAGTAAGTATTTTAATAAACCGTTCTACGAAACACTACAAGAGCCATGAAAACTCCGTTACCAGAAGATACCAAAATAGTCTTACATCATCACTTAGGTCTAGGTGATCACTTTGTATGTAATGGCTTAGTTAATTTTTTATCTATAAAATATGAACAGATATTCCTACCGTGCAAAAAGCATAATTATGAAACGGTAAATTACTTGTATTCGGAAAACAACAAAATAACAGTTTTTACTATCGAAGACAATGAAATTTCGTTCGTGAATAATTTTGCAGAAGAACGAGCTATACCTGTACTGAGAATAGGTTTTGAGCATACCGATTATAATAATTGGGCTAAATCTTTTTATGATCAAATAGGCTTGCCATTCGAATACAGATATGAATTATTTGCAATGCCTATACGCAAAGACCCAGACAATATCATACAATTTCCAGAAGAAAAATTCATAATTATACATAACGAGAGCAGCCAACAAAAATACGATTTAACTATAGCCACCAATCCATTTTCCTATAAAGAAATTTATATTCGTAAAGAAACCGAATACCCTAATTTATTTAGTTATGTTCCTATGATTTTTAGAGCCAAACAAATACACTGTATTAATAGCTCAATTTTCCATCTGATAGACAGTTTGTTGTTGCCACCCAATATAGAATTGTATTATCACGATATCAGACAAGACGGAACATCTTTAGATATATCCTCCAAATGGATGAAAATTAATTATGCCTAACGATCCAATCATAGTTAAAAAGGGATGGGGTTTTGAAAAATGGATAGTCAATAAGCCAGAATATTGTGGTAAGTTGCTCTATTTTTACAAAAACAAAAAATGCTCTTTTCATTATCATATTCTAAAAGATGAAACCTTTTATATACACAGCGGCAAAATATTATTAAAATATAACGATAACGATAATTATCAGCAAGCAAGAGAGATTATTTTGGGTCCAGGAGACAATTTTCATATTTATCGAGGACTCAGACATCAAATGATAGCACTGGAAGATACCGAACTATTCGAATTTTCTACCCAGCACTTTGATGATGATAGCTACAGAATTATTATAGGAGACTAGTATTTGATATACTATATAGATATAGATAATACCATATGTAAAACACAAAATAGCGATTATGAAAATAGTACGCCTATATCATCTAGAATAGAGAGAATTAATAATCTCTATATCGAAGGACACCATATAACATACTGGACCGCTAGGGGTTCCAGAAGCGGTAAAGATTGGTCAAAATTGACACTCCAACAACTAGATGATTGGGGGTGTTTGAGGCATAATGTTATTTTCAATAAACCAGTATATGACTATTATATAGACGACAAGTCCATAAATGATATGACTTATTTTGGTGATCAACAATAATGAATATATTACTTATAGGGGAATCATGTGTTGATCAGTATGTGTTTGGTCGTTGTGACAGGGTTTGTCCAGAAGCCGCCGCCATGTGTTTTAAAAGCGACAATAACGAAGCGTCTAACGCTGGCATGGCAGCTAATGTTGCAACAAATATAAAAACTCTACAACCCGACTATGTTGTTGATTTGATTACCAATACCACACCAATTATCAAAAGAAGATTTGTAGATACCAGATATAATTCTATTGTATTTAGACAAGACATATATGACCAATGCGATCCGATTGATATAGATACGATACCTAAAAAAGAATACGATGCCATTGTATTATCTGACTACTGTAAAGGATTTTTGTCGGAACAAGATATAAAATATATATTAACAAATATTTCCAACCGTGCTGTGTCTTTTATAGACACTAAGAAAAAAATCAATAATTTTGTTAATGGGTGTCATTTTTTAAAAATCAATCAGACAGAATTCGATCATAATGTCTTGGATTTGTCTTATATACGATCTATATGTTCTAATATCATCGTTACTCAGGGAGCTAAGGGGGCTTTACATATCACTAAAGATTCAGAAAAAAATTATCCCACACCTAATATTGATGTAAGAGATGTGTGTGGAGCAGGGGATACTTTTTTAGCCGGATTAGTAGTGAAATATCTAGAAACTAAAAATATTTCTATTAGTATTGAGTATGCTAATGCTTGTGCAGGTAGGGTGGTATCCAAATTCGGGGTTTGCACACCATGACAAACATATGGACAAACGGATGTTTTGATATAATACATTTGGGACACCTGTCCCTGTTCCAATATGCTAAGTCTTTAGGCTATAATCTTACAGTAGGTATCGATTCGGACCAGAGAATCAAAAAACTTAAAGGAGAGAACAAACCCTTTCATAATCAAGAATATAGACTAAAATTTCTGTCTCATATCAAATACATAGACAATCTGGTAGTCTTTGATAGCGACGAAGAGCTTATCGACAGTCTTGTAAAACACAGTATTGACACTATAGTAATCGGAGACGATTATATAAATAAACCAGTTATAGGCAGAGAAGTAGTTAAACGGGTTATTTTTTTTCCTAAAATTCCAGATCTTTCATCATCCATCATATATGAATCCATTAGAAGATCCTAATATACAACATATTCGATCACAATTAGACGATACCGGCAATCCTAGGCTGTTATTTATTGTGCCAGAAAGTGCTGGTGATGTATTTTTATCTACTAGTTTACTAAACAGCCTTAAAGAAACATATCACGAATACGATATTTATTTTGCTTGCAAGCCAGAATTCAAAGACATTCTAAAAAATAATCCACATATATATAAAATATTAGATTATCATATATATATGATTCATCAAATACTAATGGAGGGTACCGGTGAATGGCCTGGACTCTTCGACATAAGCATCCACGCTACATGCTTAACACAAATTCATACAAATTACCTTAATAATAGCCGTAGTCGAATAGCTATAAAAATCAAAAAGGAATCATAATGCATCTTATAGAATCTTATGCCTTAGTGTCTGGTCTTTTTATTAATAAATGCGAAATAGAAGAAGAAGAAATACCTTTACCAAGTCGTAGATACATTACATTTCATCCTTATAACAATAAAGGAAATGGAAGACAATACGGACAATGGAGCGATGTTATACGCAAACTCAAAACAACAGAATTTGATTATGATATAGTACAAATAGGATTATTGAACGACATTCGATATGATGCCAATATTTCTTATCTTGGAAAAACAACATACCATTCTTTAGCTTATCTTATCAAAAACTCCGAACTACATCTTGGTTTTGATAGTCTGCCCGTACACCTTGCCTCACATTACAACAAAAAAATAGTAGCATTATATGCTCAGTATGCCAAAAATACAGGACCATATTTTTCTAGACCAGAAGATATTCGTTTGTTTGAACCTTCACAGTACACAAGCCTAAAACCCGTTTTCGCAAACGATGACCCGTATAGACTTATCAACACCATACCGTCAAAAGATGTTGCCGATGCTGTGCTAGAACTGCTGTCAATCAAAAAATAATCGTTGCCTCTGTGTGGTGTTTGTGGTACTATACAGAGTACCCAATAGGATTTTCAAATGAATGCAGTTATTGTTTTTTTTATACTTGCTGGTTGTTTAATTGGTTTTATTAAAGCAACAAAAAATATTTTATCTTCAGACTCATATAGAACATGAATTATAATCAATACATAGAAATCTCTTTTGGCGGAACTCAAAACACATCCATACTAGGCAGTAAATTGCAGTATTTGGCACAAAAGGCTGTTGGTATAGCAGAAAAGGGTCTGTCTGGGGATATTGCCGAGTGTGGGGTTTATAAAGGGGGGAGCGCCAGATTACTGGCTACAATCTTCAACAATAAAAATATTTTGTTGTTTGATTCTTTCGAAGGTATGCTAGAAAGCGACCAGGTTAATAACGGACACCAAAAAGGAGATTTTAGTGACGTAGGATTGTCCGAGGTGAAATCTTATTTGTCAGACAAAACCAATTGCTTATTTTTTCCTGGGTGGATTCCAGAATCCGCTAAGTATTTAACCGACGAAAAGTTTTGTTTTGTACACCTAGATCTAGACCTATACCAGTCCACAAAAAATGCCATAGAAATATTTTGGCCAAGACTAGTACCCGGAGGAGCAATGGTATTTGATGATTGGGAGTGGCAAAACTGTCCAGGTGTTAAGTTGTCTATTACCGAATATTTTGGATCAGATCTAAGTAAGTACCAACACGCATGGGATGGTAATATGTGTGTACTGTACAAGCCGGAGAATTTAAACTAGTTCACAATGAATAGACTTAAAAATCAAAGGGTGTATCTTGCTGGAGCTATGGATCGCGTTGCCGACAGAGGCACAACATGGAGAGATAATATAACTCCGTTTCTAACAGATATGGGTATTGTTGTTTTTAATCCCATCAACAAACCCACAGAAATCGGTCTCGAAGATCACGACACACACCTCATCAAGATAAAACTAAAAGATCAACACAGATACGAAGAGCTTGCTCATATGATGAAAACAATCAGATCTGTTGATTTGAGGTTAGTAGATATAAGTGATTTTTTGATAGTAAACTTAGACTTGGACGTACATCCTTGTGGTACCTATGAAGAAATTTTTGATGCCAATAGATCAAAAAAGCCCATTCTTATCCATGTAGAACAAGGCAAAGAACACACACCGGACTGGCTTTTTGGAGCCATACCACACCAAATGTTTTTTTCTAACTGGGAAGATATTAAAAAGTATCTTATACACATAAATATAGATGAAAATATACTCACCTACAATAGATGGAGATTTTTTCATATATGAATGATTCTGTTTTTATAAAAGACAGTAATACTTATGTGTCTTATTCTGTCGTGCATGGTAGGGGCGTATTTGCAAAAAAAAACATATTAGAAAACGATCTCATAGAAAGATGCCCAATGATAAAATTAGATTTTTCGTCTAAATATCATTGTGATTTACAGATCTTAGATTATGTATATGCCAAGCCTTGTCGCCCATGCGACCATTGTCGTCAACATGGATATGATTTATATATGATTATGGGATATGGTATGGTATACAACCATCAAGACAACGCAAACGCAAACATATCATTCGATTATAATAATTTAACAGCAGACATTACTGCTATAAAAGACATACCGGCTGATAATGAAATATTTATATCATATGGACCCATGTACTTTCTTAATAAGAAAAAAATAGAATTATAATGCAAAAAATCATAAATGAACTCAAGCTAGATTTTGATGATGTACTTATTAGACCAAAAAGATCCACACTGTCTAGTAGGTCTGAGGTGTCGTTAGTTAGAGATTTTCATTTCAAACACTCACCAAGAAAACTATCCGCAGTTCCTGTGATTGTAGCAAATATGGACACAACAGGAACTTTTGCTATGGCAGATGTGGTTTGTCATCACAAAGGAATAGTGGCTTTACATAAACACTACAAACCAGAAAACCTAATTAAATATTATACATCAGAATCAACAAAACATAAAGATCTAGTATTCTATTCAACGGGAACATCCTCTTCAGATATAGAAAAATTAAATCTTGTATTTGGAGAACTCAAGAAAAAAGGAGTACCCGCACCCAATGTTTGCGTAGATGTAGCCAATGGCTATAGCGAAAAATTTGTTAAAACAGTAGCCAATATAAGAAAACTGTATGATGATATTATTATAATGGCAGGAAATGTGGTTACACCAGAGATGGTGGAAGAACTCATTCTGCATGGAAAAGTAGATATAGTTAAGGTTGGAATAGGTCCAGGTTCTGTTTGTACCACAAGACTTAAAACAGGGGTGGGGTACGGACAAATTTCTGCTTGTATGGAATGTGCTGACGCTGCTCATGGTCATGGCGGACACATTTGTGGTGATGGTGGATGCAGATACGTTGGTGATATTTGTAAGGTTTTTGGCACCAATGCGGATTTTGTAATGTGTGGTAATTTTTTTGCTGGATGTGATGAGTGCGAGGGAGAATGGGAGTATGAGTATCGCAGGGCCATTATTGATAACAAAGGAAAGGTGTTGCATGAGCAGTGGTCATCTTTTGATCCTGGTTATATTCCATCATCAGCAGATAAAAGAAAAAAAACACTCAAGTTTTATGGTATGAGCAGTAAAGAAGCTATGGATAAACATCACAATGGCGTTGCTAATTACAGAACAAGCGAAGGTAGATGTGTTTCGGTGTCTTACAAGGGTCCGGTACACAACGTTTTACTTGATATATTTGGTGGACTAAGAAGTGCCTGTACATATATTGGAGCAGCTAAAATAAAAGAATTTGGTAAAAAAACAACTTTCATCATGGTCAATAATACCCACAATAAATTTTATGAAACTTAATTTTCAATCACCAATCAATCCCACTGGCTATGGTATAGCTTCGTTGAATATTCTTCGAAGCTTGTACTTACAATACGGAGATAAGTTAGATTTAGCCTATTATAGCATAGGGTCTCCAACCGTTTCAAGAAAATCAGATTATGATATATTAGTAAATTTACTTAAAGCAGGGATAGACACCGCCTCTTTTGATTGTCCAACCATAAAGATATGGCACCAGTTCGATTTGGCTCTCAGACTAGGTAAAGGACCATACTATGCTATGCCTTTTTTTGAGTTGGATACATTCAATAACACGGAAAAGGCACATATGTCAGTTCCTGATGTTTTATTTGTAACAAGTCATTGGGCACAGAACGTAATTTCTGATAACGGAATCAAAACAAGAACAATAGTAGTGCCCCTTGGTGTTGATTTACAAATTTTTGATCATAATATATCACCAACAGAAATATCCAGCAATTATGTATTTTACAATATTGGCAAATGGGAAGTGAGAAAAGGACACGATATATTGTATAAATTATTTCAAGATGCTTTTCCAACCGAAAAGGATGTTGAACTAAGAGTATTGGCTCCCCAGAATACCAATAACTATTCCAATGAACAAGATCTCAAAGAGTGGCAAAATAAATACTCGAAAGACTCTAGGATCAAAATTTTTAATGGTTTTGATAACCATCTAGAAGTAGCCCGGTTTATTAGTAATGGAGATTGTGGGGTATTCCCTTCTAGGGCTGAGGGATGGAATTTAGAACTACTAGAGTCAATGGCTATGAACAAGCCAGTAATAACAACCAACTATTCTGCTCACACAGAGTACTGCAATAAAAACAATGCTTTCTTAGTTGATATAGATGAGATAGAATCAGCATATGACGGTAAAGCATTTCAAAAACAGGGCAATTGGGCCAAAATATCTAAAAAACAAAAAGACGCACTGATTGATTATATGAGATATGTATATAAAAATAATATTCGCAGCAACCCAGAAGGTGTTAAAACGGCTAATTCCCTCACCTGGAACAATACCGCTTCTACTATATATAGGTGTATACTAGAATAGTTATCAATAATTACAGGAATTATAGTATGCCTATTCCTCAGCCAGAAAAAAATGAAGATACAACCAAATATGTTTCACGATGTATGTCGAATGAAACCATGAAAAAAGATTATCCAGACAACAAGCAAAGAGTTGCCGTCTGTTTGGGTCAAACGAAATCGTCTTTGATAGAACAAGTTTGCGAGACCTTAGCTTATGAAGATCTTGACGATGAAGACGAGGAAGGAGAAGAAGTAACAAAATCAAATCTAATTATTCCGGAAGATAATGACTATGTTGATGCTCAAGAAGAAACTGAAGACTTTGAGCTACATACCATTTCTTCAGAGTATCAAGGACGCAAAGTTACTCTTAACAAACCCTTCAGAACTCCTGGCGGTCCTAAAAAATCTGCTGTATATGTAAAAAACGACAAAGGTAAGGTTGTTATAGTTAGATTTGGTGATCCTAATATGAAGATCAAAAAGAATATTCCAGGAAGACGCAAAAATTTTAGAGCAAGACACAATTGTGATAATCCCGGACCCAAGTGGAAAGCCCGATATTGGTCTTGCAAAGCGTGGTGATAAGGAGACTTATATGAAAAGTATAGATGAACTATTACAGGAACCAAAGGAAGATAATCAAATGGAAAATACGAAATCAGAGGAACAGGTTGAGGTTGTAATATCAGACCCTAACAGTCAGGTTATAGACCTACTAAGAAAATCTTTAAATATACACTGGCAACAAACAACATCGCTATCTGCTCAGGCTGTTCATCTTGAAAGATGGGGCTATAAAAAATTGGCAGCAACCATCAAAGCAGACGCAGAAGAAGAACACCAACATGCCATGATCAACCTAACCAGATTAGAGTTTTTTGATACTGATTATCAACCCCTGATAGTATCTCCTCCGTCTTGGACAAGACATGATATGGTCGCTATGATTCGTTATAATCTAGATTCTGTCAGAGAAGCAGCAGCAGCAGAAAAAGCTACTATTTTGGCAGCAAGAGTTGTTGGTGATGAATTAACGGCTAATATTATGATACCATTACTACAAGGTAGCGAAAATGGCATTGTACTATATGAAGGCTTCCTAAAAATGATCGATCAAATGGGTCTCGATAACTTCCTTAGCATACAGGTATAATTATGGATCGTATCAATGATATTTTATCAGACATCAATGATATTCTCTCTCAACACTCCAAATGTTGCGAAGAGCCTGTTGATAGTCCGGACCTAACTCTGGAAGATATGAAAGAATTGCTAGAAATACAAGCCGTTCAACAGAAGTTAAAGCAAATCAAAAACACCAAAGCAGAAGATGGTGATTTTCTAGAAGTTGAAGATTCTGAAATAGAATCGGTTGAACAAGAAATGATGGAATACAAGAAAGACTTTTATGATATGAGCGTAGGATCCCTTATGGCGATAATGACTCATGCAAAAGAAATATTAGACGCTCTCTCTAATCCACAAGTAGCCGAAAACTTGACAGAAAGCTGGCTACAGGGTAAAATCGCCATAACTGAGGATTACATGCGAACGATTCACGATTTTGTCATGTATGTCAACCAGTCTGACGATAATACAGAAGCAGCCAACAGACCTGGGTTGTGGGAAAATATTCGTAAGAAAAAAGAGAGGATGGGAAAAAAATATAAACCAGCTAAGCCAGGAGACAAAGACAGACCAGATTCGGATACTTGGAAAAAATTGACTAAATAATTTTTGATTCTAACTAGGAAACCTAAGGAAATTTCAATGGAAAAAACATACGAGTCGTTGCATACATACATATCATTAGCGAAGAAGACCATTTCTAAATTTGCGCCAAAATTCTATAATGGCCTTTCGGCAGAAATGCTTAAAAATGAAGAGGCAATATCAGACGTCGCCACTGCTTTAATGTATGCTGATTGGAGATACGACGCTAATCGTACAGGAAAAACAGGCTTAAAAAAGACGTTGTACTCATATCGCAACCAATGCGCTATTTGGGCTATAAAAACCTATGTCACAAACAAATATAAACAACAAAAAACCAAAAGCCTGGATTTCGAGAGCGACGATAGCTCCTCTTTAGAGTCTACCATTTCTGATAACAGCATGTCTCCAGTAGATATTCTGATAAATAAAGAGTACCACAGTCAACTCAAAGAGAACATATCTGTTTTGCTCAATCATGGACTAATAACAAAAAAACAAAAAGAACAAATAGAGATGTATTATTTTGAAGATAAAACACTTTCTGAAATAGGCAAGGTTTTCGGAGTATCTAGAGAAGCAGTAAGACAAAATATCAAAAGAGGACTAGAAACTATTAAAAGATTTGATTCAGAAGCTACAAATGCTATATAATTACATTATCAGTATCATTAGATTCGTTTATAGTATTTTTTTGCCTGTGTCAACACAGAAAAAGTCATCTAACGATGAGCAGGGAACGGGGGGATTGAGTTTTATTTTGAATCATAATAAGTCTGTGGATGTTTCTTGTTATATACCGGAAACTGACAATATGTCAAATGACGAACTGACAAGCTCTGCCGAAAATTATGCGAATTTGCTATTATATATTAATGAAGGATTATTAATGCCAGATATTATTAAGTTTATTCAAAAAAGAATAGATAATACAGATAATATTCAGGATAAACTATTTCTAGAAAATGTACTAGTATTCTGGGGGTTATTACACATAGAACATCAGAAAAAGACTAGACATAAACCTAATCAGCCAGTTATCAGGCCATTATCTGCTTTTCGCACAACAGAGTAGTCTTGCTGTTTGTGATGCATCTCGTACTATATATTATGGTGTTATCTGGCTATAAAACCATCAGGTCTCTTTAACATGAAAAAACACATGATTGTTTGGCAAAAATGGATTGATCCCTTTGGGTCAGATGATGAAGAAAATATTGATCAAATGCTAGACGCAGAATTTAACGACGAAGAGAATCCGGAAACTAATACAGAAACTAGTGATTGGGAAGACGATAAAGACGAAGTCATTAAAAAATTTACTAAATCACATAAAGTAAGAGTTTTGGCTACCCCCATGGGTATTATTCCGTTTAACGAAAATACTGCAAGTGGTAAAATTTTTAATTTTTGGATGGGTCACACCAATTTCAACATATCAAGAAAAATAGTACAAATTATAGAGGAAACTGACGGAGTAGAAACTCTGGATATATTTACTAGATATCGCTTTAGAATTGCTATTGGCAAGGTTTTCAAAGATGCTGATGTAATGAAAAACATAAATGATAATGTGTACGAATACCTAGGATAAATATTTATATGTCTCCATCTAATAAAGATTCTGATATAGTTACCATACATAGTCATAATATAGATCTACAAAATAGAGAAATATATCTGCATTCATATGTATCAGAAGCAGATGAAGAGTCCGGAGTCGATTATCGCTCGGCTATTATTTTTGAAAAAAACCTAAGACATCTAAATCTTCTTTCTCTTGAGCCTATTTTAGTACATATGCATTTACCAGGAGGGGATTGGCAGGATTGTCTTGGTATGTTTGATGCTATAAAATTTTCTAAAGCCCCAGTTGTTATACTAGCATACGCTAAAGTAGAATCCTCTAGTAGTTTTTTATTACAGGCTGCTGATCTGAGAATTTTGATGCCTAACACCAGTATGTTGATTCATTATGGTTCTTTTAGTTTGGATGGAGAACACAGTAAAGCAGCGGCCAGCTCTATTGAATGGAACGAATTAGAGTGCGATAAGATGGTTGATGTTTTTTCTGATCGGTGTATGAATAGTAGCATATATAAAGAAAAAAATTGGAAACGTATGATGGCTAAAAAACATATTACGTCACAATTGGCCAACAAATGCGACTGGATACTCACTGCACAGAAATCAGTAGAGTATGGTTTTGCTGATGGTATTCTTGGTAGTAAAAAATTTCCTAACATCGATTTTCTAAAAACATACGCCAAGAGATAAGATGCATACAGAGTACGCTTGCTATGACATTTCTATTAATGAAGAGGAAGTAAAACAAAACATAGCCTCGGCTATGAAAATGAAACCCTCTGTAGTATCTGTGCATCCATACAGCTTGTCTTATATCAAGGGATTGTTAGACGACTCTGTTGCTTTATCTTGCGTGATCGATTATCCTATGGGATTGAGCGATACAGCAACTAGAAATCAAACCGTATCGCAAATATTGGCTAAAAACAGCAGAGTTAACATAGTCGATATTAGTATGCCCTCTAAACTTATTGTGAATCGCAAGTATGATAAATTTAGAGAAGATATAAAAGCTAATGCAGAAATTTGCTCTAAATATAATGTAGAATTAAGATATATGTTAGAGTATAGGATTTTCAGCCACGAAATACTGGCCAAAGTATGTCAGATACTTAAAACCTTTGATATCAAAAGGGTCCTGCCATCGTCTGGTTTTATGTTAGATGACATTAATGATAATATAATTGCGGCTAAATACCTTATGACCAAATCCGGCATAGAGGTAGTATGTAATGGGAATATATGGCACAAAACCCAAATAGACAACGTACACAAGTCTGGAGTATATGGATTAAGGGTGAATCACCTAGCTTCACTCGAATTATTAGTCAAAAATAATAGTATTTAGTGTTTTTGGGGTATACTAAGAATGACTAGTCATCACCTTTTTATTCCTAGGAGATTATAATGGCAACAATTCAACAAAATGGTTCACCCGTTACTGGAACATACCGCACCGGCGGATCCACACGAAATAATCGTGGCGTGGCCGTTAATGCTGGAAGCCCAAACGGTAAGCTTGTTAAGGTAGGTCTTGGTAGAGAACAAGTACCAACAGGTTCAAAAGTAGTAGATCGTGAAACTACTGATCCTGCTGTTAGTGCTGGCGTTTTTGCTTACAGTACTCAGAAACCAATCGGAGCCAGACTTCCAGTAGTTATAGGTGGCTCATCAAGCAATGTTCTGCTAGGACTTGCTACGGTGCCCGGCCAAATTCAGAGTATCCATAAGATTGAAGCTCGCAGAGTGGTTCGTAAAGCTACGGCTATGAGGGCTGGTAATTTCAATATGTTTACCGGTAAATTTACCGTTAATCCAACCTCAACAACAGACAACTTTGGTTCTGACGTTGCGGCCAATCCCACAAGAGCCGTACCCGGTAAGTTAGTTTATCGTCTTGGTCAGGGTGCTGTTAAGGCTGATTATAAGGCCAAAACCGGCGGCTGATAATTAGAATAGTAATTTTTATTACGAGATCACCGATACAGTGTATTATTATGTTGTATCGGTGATTTTCTTTTTATGGAGACTTTTTAATGAGCGAAACCATAATTCATTTCTGGGAAAATATAGCCACTACCAGCATCGGAATTATTGTGACCATGTTAGGTTTTTGGGTAACCATCGGACGAAATATGGCAACAAAAGCAGAAGTGCTTAGTATGATCGAAACCCAAAGTCCATATGTTCATGACAGGCAATTTATTATGGAAAGACTTAATAGTGGCAAAGAAAGCCAAGCAGCATTCGCAACTGCTTTACAAAGAAACACCGAAGTCATGAATGAATTAAAAATTCAGATTGCTATGTTGGGAAAAACACTAGAAGCACTAGAAGACAGAATAGAAAAAACATAAAGGAGATATAAATGGCAACTCCAGATTTAATCAAAGCTTTACCTTCTCAGAATATCAAGAATGGAGCGTCGGTATTAAATGTAACTAAAGCGGGTCAGGCTCTCACATTTGACAATAGTCGTGATACAGAAAATGGGTTGGATGTGTTTGTTAGCTTAATAAATAATCGCTTCGATGAAACCTTATATTATGCTCCGTGGGGCACTCCATCATAAATGGGAAAAGTATTAGTATCTTCAACTAATTATAGTGGGCAAAATGCCAACATAGTTTTTTTTTCAATCAATAGTCCTCATATCTCTGTAGATTTGGGAGTCCAAATATTACCATATATTAGAGAACACGAAGATGTATATGGTACTTATGTATTAACGTTTCCTTCTTTCAAAAATAAAAAATGCATAGTTTCTATCGATGATCCTAATCAAATAGAAAATAAATTATTCGATAGTACGTCTTGGCTCGGTTCAATACCGTCTCCATACAATAGTTATCTAGAGATAGCATCTAACAGATGGAATAAATATATTGGATACAATCCACAAGTCCGATCTGCTATAGCTAATTTGGTGCCAGGATGGAATGGATTATCGTTAAAAGCTGGACGATTTAATCTGTTTAATGACAGCAATGACTTTACTATAGCTAGTTGCGGACCATGGGAATATGTTGACTTACAAACATCCGGTCCTGGAGTTCAATTCAATTCGGTAACGTTTCAATTGAACATTAATAGTTATTATTCTGCTTTTTTTAATGATCAAGACTGGATCAATGTATTAACGCATGAACTGGGACACGCTTTAGGTATAGGTATTTATTGGTCGTCTTCTTTGTCTGCTTATGGAGCCGTGCCTCCATCAAACTTTTTTCTAGATGGAACTAGCTATACTAATTGTGGTATGGCCTATGATAGTATTACTTCAGACACCAGCCCAAGAAATAAAATTCCTCTCGAAGATTTCGGGGGATCAGGAACATCATCTGCTCATTGGGAAAATAATTATAGAAGTAGTGCGTATGTTGGATCGGGAGGGTATTCTTATCCCGGATTATCTAATGAGCTTATGGTAGGAACCTATGGTCCAGGACAAAATTCTATACTTTCTAATCTTTCCATCCAAATTTTGGTAGATTTTGGATACATAGCCAAGCTGTCTGGTGGAGAAAGTGTTCCGTCTCTGAATATTGTTTCTCAAGTAGTTCCACAAAACCACCTACACTTGCATTGTCAAATACCTGAAGATTTAAATAAAATAGGATCTGTTAATATATGAGTCAAGCTCTAATATCTTCTAATAATTACAATGGGCAAATAGCAGATATAGTATTTTATTCTGTCAATAACCCTAATACTCCTATAAATTTGGGTTCACAAGTTTTGCCATATACCTATACCAGTATAGATAACGATATTTATGGGACATATAATCTAACCTTTTCGGCTTTTAAAAACAAGCAATGCATAGTAGTTTTGAATGTAACACCAACACCATTATCAAAATAGACAATTTATCAATAGACATCAATACTGTTGAACTATTAGATACTGAGCTATAGACGGTCTTTGGTGTATTAAATAACTAGGAGAAAAAACCATGAAAATAAAGCCTGGCTATAAAACTAGTGAATTTTGGTTCACTTTTGTTAGTTTCTTGTTCAGTGGTTTATACTTATTAGGTATTATAGGGGATATATCTCAAAAAGAAGATCTAATAAGAGACGTTAGTCATGGTGTAGAAAGCATAATTTTAATTGGTGGTCAATTAGCTATACTCTGGAAATATATTAATAGTAGAAAAGAAATTAAACAAACTTGGTGGAATGCTGTCGGTAACGAAAAAGAAGAAGCGGCAGAAATAGTAGAAATAATAGAACCTATCAAACCCAAGAGGTCAAAAAATGGCAACAGTAAAAGAAATAGTAGCGCTAGAAGTAGAAAAACTAATAGTTCAAGCAAAAAGCTCGCTGAATGAAGTTAAAGTTGTTGCAGTAGCTCAGGCTTGGAAAATTTTGCAGCTTGCGGTAGCTAGTGTGATTCAAGTTATAGAAAACACAGCAGAAGATCTAGCTGGCAAAGATAAGAAAGCCATTGCTATGGAATTATTAAGTAAATTTTATGATAGTGTTTTCATTGTGGTAGACATTCCCTTTGTTCCAAATGTTTTAGAGCCTATTATACATAAGTACGTCAAGTCGTTCTTGATGGTGCTAGTAAGTTCCACCATTGATGCTATGGTCACAACCTTCCGTCATACTGGAGTATTTGTTGATCCTAATGTCAAAGTGAATGTTTTTGTTGATGTTAAACCAAGAGTGTCAGACAAATAAGTGAGGATAAGATGAATTTTACAGAAAGTTTTCAAGAGTTTAGTAGCAAGTTGAGCGCAACGGATCTGGCTCTTTATGCTGGTGTGGGTCTAGTGGTTTGGGTTATGTTCAAGGAGAGACTCAGCCCGGTACAACAGTTGGTTGCTTCGGTAGTTAACAGGGTCAAAGGACTCCTGTCTGGATCAACATCAATCAAACTTCCTACGGTTGATGTTCCTAAAGTGGACCCCGTTGTATTACCTAAAGCAACAGGAGACGGTAAGGATGATGTGTTTTTTAAGTTAGTAGTAAGCTGGAAACAAACAAGAGACCTTGCCGAACAAAGCGGCTGTGCAGAAGCTGTAAAGGTAGCAGACCAAATGTTTCCTTTTTTGAGTCCAAACGTTTGTGCTAAAAAAGAGGATAAGGTAGTATGAAAAAAAATAATGTTTTATTGTTAGTTGCTGGGTTATTGATACTGGCTGGTCTAACCAAGTTTGATTTGTCTAAATTAAATGTTTTACCCAACAGGCCCACAGTTGTGGATGTTATGGAATTGGCTGCTCCTACTGACGAAAATATTCTCAAAGAAGCAAAAGACGTTTTAGTGATCGTTAAACAACAAATGGATAAAAATGAAGCTAGACGTCTCAGAGATTTATATTTGGATATGAAAACATTAATCCAATTAGATGGAGAAGATCAAGTAATAAAGAATACAGAGGAAATTCGTCAAGCCAATAGTCTAGCTGGTTTAATGCTGCGTATGGATATTAAGGGCAAGTACCCCAGTTTTGCTCAAGAGTGCAAAGAAGTGATAGTAGCAGCCATTGGTGACGACCAAATGGTATTAACCCCAATCTTAAGATCCAAAGCTCTCGATGGTTTCGATGCTTTGGCTTGGGCACTAAATGAGGGAAGTAAGTAATGTCCAGAATGACACCAAGAGAACTATACGATAATTATCGTAAAGGCTTTAGTGGATGCGTATGGGAACAACACATGTTTGACTACTTGATGAATACTTCTAAGTATCCATTATTCGGTAGTGCTAGCAAAAAAATAACAGACTCAGGTAAAGGTAAATTGTCAACACCATATAAAAGCGTATTGAAATTTGATAAAAACCCATATAATGAGCGTCAGACAACGGGTGATTGTACAGTAGCTGGTACTAAAGTAACAATGGCTGATGGGTCTTTAAAAAATATTGAAGACGTACAAGTTGGCGATTATGTCTTAAGTCATAAAAATATTGCCAGAAAAGTTACAGATACCATTAAAAAACAATACACGGGTAAATTGGTTACCATCAAAGCTAAAGGATTAAATCAAACATTAACTTCTACTTTTAATCATGATATTATTTGGTTTCCAAATATGACATCGGGGAAAAGAGGGGCTGGAGTCGGAGGTAGATATAAACCCAATGAGGAATTTAAACCTATTGGACACCTTAATGAAAAAGAAAAAGTATTGATACCATACGGATATGATGTTAATCAAACAATCTTTGCACAACAACTAGATATATGCAAATATCTAAATAATCTAGAACTATTAGAAAATAATAAGATTAAAACTATTTTAATGCAAAATAGTAGGTCTGTTAATAGATATATTAAAATAGATAACATCCTAGGATGGTTAATTGGTATGTATCTAGCGGAAGGCGGCCGTATAGGAAGAAAAAATAAACAAAGCGATGGTTTATGTTTTTCTTTGAATGTTACAGAAGTATTGCTGGCAGAACAGATTAGGTCAGCTATTAAACATGTTTTTGGAGTAGCAGATGAATGTATTAAAGATCGAAAAAGAAAAAATCATAATGTTAGATTGGTTACCGTAAATAATGTTGTTATTGCAAGATTTTTTAATAATATTATTAATGCTAATTTATATAATAAATATATTCCACAATTTATATTTAATAGTAACAATGACGTAAAACTAGCTACTATTAGAGGATGGCTAGATGGAGACGGACACCTAGATCTTAATAAACGTAATAATAGTCAATGGTATAGATTAAAATTAACCGGGACCAGTGCTAGTAGTCAACTATTAAATGATATGTTTAGATTGTCGTTAACTTGTAAATTGCGTCCGCACATAACCCGTAGGAAGAAAGCCTCTCATCAAAGAGTTGCTTCTGGAGATATACATTTTTATGGACAATGTGCCACTATTCTTTATCCAGAATGCAGACAAACAGCACAAACTCTGGTAAAATTTAGTAAAAATTATTCTGATATGACAGAAAATGGGTATGCTTTACCAATAGAAAGTATAACGTATAAAGATGTAATAGACCATCCTGTATATTGTATTGAAGTTGATGTAGATCATACAATGATAGCTAATGGCTATGGCCGAAAAAATTGTGTTTCACACGGCACAAGAAACGCTTGTGATGTTAGCCGAGCAGTAGAGATAGATATACACAACGAAAGAGAGGATTGGATAGCAAAAGGAGCAACAGAGGCGATCTACGGATATAGAGGGTTTTCTGGTCAAGGTATGAGCTGCGCCAGAGCAGCGGAATTTGTTAGTCGTACTGGTGGTATAGTTGTCAGAAAAAATTATTCTGGCGTTGCCGATTTCAGTAAATACAACGGCAATCTTGGAGCGGGTTGGGGCGGTCGAGGATTACCAGACAAGGTTCTTGATCTAGCCAATGATCATCAAATACGTACAGCATCATTAATACGAACAGTAGAAGAAGCCAGAGATGCCCTAGCTAATGGGTATGGTTTGGCAGTATGTTCTAATTATGGTTTTAGCGACAAAAGAGACAAGAAGGGCTTTGCTAAAGTTTCTGGCTCTTGGGCTCATTGTATGGCCTGGATAGCTTGTGATGATACCAATGGAGAACCGGCATTTCTTGTACAAAACAGTTGGGGTAAATGGAACGATGGTGGTCATCCAGAATGGGGCCCAATACCAGAAGGATCGTTTTTAATACACGCTGATGCTGCCGAAGGGATGTTATCACAAAACGGCTCTTATGCTTTTAGTGGATTCGATGGATTTCCACTGCAAAAATTACCAAGCTACGGTTTTGATGACTATCTATAAATTTGAGTTCAAAATAGTCAAGGATGAAATTGGTGTATTATATTTTATCTTAATATAAGGACTATTTTTATGAAACTAATTGACAGAATCGTACTCAATAGAACCGTTCAAATAATACTAAATTTTATTTTAGCTATATTAAAAATGTTCAATAAACCCAATTCTGTAGAGACTCCTAAACTAAAAAAGAGACCGATTAAAGATCTTTTGGACAAGACTCTTCCGTGGAGAAAAAGATGAATAAATATACCATAGGACTACTAAGTATTGGTTTGTTGTTTTCTTCCTCAAAATACTACGGTTCGACCACCGCGCCTATTACAATAGCTGGCGGCATTATTAAGGCTAAACATATAGACGAGAATATACAAAAGTACAAACGCAAAGATTGTCCGGTTTGCAAAGGTAAGGGTTGGTATATGAGCGGAGATGATATTAAGAAAATAGAATGCAATTATTGTGAACCAGATACCGATAAAAATGGCTCTTTGAAAGCTCCAAGCCCACCAGGAAGACACCATAGATAATCTTATATATTTGGTGTAAACTCTATTATCGGTCGTTTAGACTCATAGGATGATAGTTTATATTTAGGGCCAAATATGTCATGTGATAGTTTCTATAAAGTAGTAGGGAATGTGTGCTCCGAATGCTGCCCCGATTGTATTGTGACCCTAGGTCCAGTATTGGGGCCTAATGCTAAGTGCTGTGACACTTCTACAGGAAATGTGTGTTTTGCTTTTGATATTTGTGAGGAGTGCGCGGATGATCCGACTACCCAAAATCCAGACAACAAAAAAGTAATTAGATATTGCACCGATCCCGATAGACCAAATTATGCTTTAGGTAAACGATCTTGTTGTTTTGGTGAGTGTTATGACGACAGATGTTATAAGTGTAATACAAATACTAAAAAAGTTGAACCTAATTTTGATACTGCTTATCAAGGATGCTGCGAAGGAGTCGGCATATTTGATATGAGCGCTTGTGAAGAATGTGTTGTTTTAGATGCTAATACTATTCCTGTAAATAGGGCAATATTAAAATCAGGCTGTACAGACCCCGAAGGTTCTGGATATAAGGCAGGAAATACTATATGTTGTCAAGGAAGCCGTAAACCCGGTGTGTGCTATAATGAAGAATGTGATAAATGTATTGATAATACTATAGAAACTAAGTGTCCTAATACTAGTAACTCAGACCCAGATGCTACGGCTTGTTGTGGGGGGATGTGTTGGGATCCATCGGATCAGTGCAAAAAGTGCGAACCTTACAATGTAATAGTTGGAGGTGTTCTAGTTACTAAACAAAGACTAGTTGATAAATCTCCACAAGAATGCCCAAAGTGCTGTTCTAAAAAATGTTGTGCTACTGCGGAGCATCAGTGTTGTGGAGATGAGTGCTACAATCCTAAGTGTGAGGAATGCACATGAGTATTGCCACTAGATGCCCAGGTTTAGAGTGTTGTTTTGATTTAAATAATAGGTTCATAGGATGTTATGATCTCAAAGTATGTCAAGGTTGTGATCCTGTTCAGGGTAAAATTATTGACGATATAGATAATTTAAAAACAGACTGCAAAAAATGTCAGTATGATCCAATTGTAAAAACCCATTCGACAGTTAGTATTTGTCCTACTTGGCAAGGATGTTGTTTTGGCACATGTTATGATCCGGGATGTGAAGAGTGTAATTCAACCACTAAAACAATTGTGTCAAAAAATAACTGCGATTGCTGCAAACCTACAATAAATGGTTTACAATTTGCTCCTGGTGTTTGTTTAGAAAAATGCCAAAAATGCGTTAATGGAGAACCCAAACCAAAATGTGATACGTCAAATGCTCCTAATTGTTGTCCTGATACTGGCGTGTGTTATGATCCAAATTGTTATGATTGTACTAACGGAGATTTGTGCGGACCTAACGAATATTGTTGCGGAGAATGTGGGTGTTGTAACAAATGCGAAAAGTGTCAAAATGGACAAAAAGTAGATATATCTGATAATGTAGGGCCTTGTCAGGAGTGCAAGGATGGGACCATATCTAACAAATGCTCATCCAATCAAGGGTGTTGTGGTGGCGACACCTGTTATGACTATGGTTGCGAAAATTGTATTAATAGTTATGTTTACAACGATTGCGATGGTAGATCCGATGGTAAAACACTATGTTGCGGAGGATCATGTCGAGATCCGTATGAAAATCCTTGCATGGCGTGTAAAAATAACTATTGGGAATCAAAATGTCCACCAGAAAATAATCCGAAACTAAAAGGTTGTTGCAACGGCACATGCTTTGATACCGAATGCTCCACTTGTGATAATAATACAGTAGTATCCAAAAACGAAGCAGGAAAAATATGCTGTGTTACAAAAAACGGAAATAATATATATACCGAAACAACAAACTGCTGTAATGGTACATTATTGAATTCGGGAGAAATTTGTTGCGATAATACTATTATTGATAGCAATAATGGTTCTTATGAGTGTTGTGGAGATCAACCAATTAATAAACTATTATTTGGATGTTGTAATGATAACCAGTTTGATAAGGCAACACAATTTTGCTGTAATAATAGCGCATACTCTTATGCTAATTGGCAAAATGGGTGTTGTGATGGACAACCTATAGACGAATATCAAGGATGTTGTGACGGCAAACCATATTATTCTAAATGCTATAAATGCGAAAATAATAAGATCGTTCCCATTTTTGATGCTGGGTGCTATGAATGCAATAGGTTATTTGGTCCAGAATCTATATGTGGTAGAAACGAGAGCTGTTGTAGTATTTGGAAGCAAGATGGAGACCCGCTAGGGATTTGTTACGATCCCAATGCTAAAGCATGTTATGAATGCGATCCAACACAAAACCCACCATTTAAACCGGTATGCCAGAACGATCCCAATGGGCCAGACTGTTGTTATGACCCAATAAAACAAACAGCCACATGTTGGGATTCCACGGCTAATTTGTGCAAAGTTTGCGACAACGGAAAAACTATAGATAAATGTGCGGGCAATAGCAAATGGCCCGGAGGTAAATCTTCCTGCTGCCCAAATACTGGACAGTGCTATAATGATACGTGCGAAGAATGTTTAACTCCCGGAGTATCGGATAAATGCTCTTTTCCTGATAGTAACTATAACGGCCCTGGTCAGAACAACGGAACCCAAGCCGGTTGGCTGGGAGGATGTTGCTATAATCCAAATAACGGAACCTCTCAATGTTACAATATATCCTGTGAGACTTGTAGTGGTGGTGTGGTTAGGCTTGATCCAAATTGCAAATTGTGTTGTAATGGCTATTGTTGTAATACAGAATGTTGCTTACTAGACTCTGGAGAATACAAGTGTTGTCCAAAAGACTCAATGTGTGTAGATGGTAAATGTTGTCCCAAAGACCAACAATGCGATGGTGGGTGTTGTCCAGATGGACAATTCTGTTCGCAAGACGGAGCTTCTCTCAAATGTTGTGATTCGGATAAATATAATTGTAATGGACAGTGCATAAAAAAACACAGAGAATGCTGCGGTACAGCACCAAACAGACAGCCATGCACAGCAACGTATCTTAATGGTATTATCGTAGCGAGTCAGTCTTGCTGTAATAATACTTGTCATGACTATGTGTGTTGTAACAACCAACCTTGTGAAGCAAACGAAATATGCTGTGGTAACCAATGTTCTGATCCTAGTCTATGCTGCGGTGGGCAAATTTTTAGTGTATCGTCGTGTAAAGAATGTGTTAATGGCACCTTAGTTGATATTTGCCCAACAACCAATGGCGTTAAATTAACCTGCTGTACCGGAACTAATGGCCAGTCTGGTGGTTGTGCTGATCCAAGCAAGTGCGAAAGCTGTAACTCCACCACTGGGGCCGTAATACCATATACTCCGACAAAAAATGATTGCTATTGTGTTAATGGTACTGAATATTGTGATTGTTCTAACTATCCTGTTTCTTGGACTTTAAACGAAAATTATAACACAGACTATGGTTATGGTGTTAATTATGGTGGAGGGGGCTTGTCTCTTGATAATATAAGCAATAATGATACATGGGTTTATAACGGCATGTCTCCTACATTTAATAGTAACTATGGTTATGCTGGTCAAATGAGCGTATATGTTACCTGTAGTGACGGCACCCGAGTTGGAACATTTTTCTTTGTGTCTTATAGTTCGACTAATCCGCATATGCTTCCGCTGTCCGTACAGAACCCATGCTGTCAAGACGGCAGACTCCCTCCCGCTAATCCTTATTAATTATATAACCATATGAATAACAGCAGCCAACCCTATCTTTATTATAACGCTCACAACCATAAATGTTTATTGTATTGTTATGGTAAATCTATCAAAACACTAGTATATGGCCAGCCATACAATATTAAAGGTTGGAAAATTAGACATAAAAATTATATAACTAATCAAGATATAGAAATTATAACACCGTCTCATTTGTCCGGATTTGGTGCTGTAATTTTAGAATGCAACCCCCACATCTATGACAATAAATTATACTGCACACTTGGTACTAATCGGGGATATAATACCCCTTTAGTATATCATCTATGTAGCTTTCCTATACTAGACTCTGACACCATACAGCTTGGACACGTTGATATTTTACAACAAACATTTACTGGAACACAATACTTAAATCAATTAATATTTGATAATCCTCAAAAAAATGGCAATATAATTATTAAAAATCTTGATAACAAAACAACCAATGAAATCACTATGCCTACACAGTATATCTATAAAATAAATAAAGTCTTTAATGAGGATAAGCTTATTATTACTGGACAGACAGATGAATTATCTTATTTTTCTTGCTTATATGATATCAATTTAAATTTTATCAAAGAAATACGTAATAGTAATCATAATCACATTTATAAGTGTTCTATTCTTGATAATACTATTGTCTATACAGTAAAACACAACGATTCCGAGCTAGAAAATCGGTCTTTAGTTGAAGAGTCTTGGTCGGTGTAAATAAATATATCCAATAATTAATTACTTATGGAATCCTCATTATGTCGCCAGACGAATTAGTTAAAATTATCAACGATGATCCAGTAGATAATGGCGACGTATTTGTATATTACCCTAAGACTGGACAAGACGGAAGAACAAACCCTAATGACGAACAGGCCAGACTGGCCCTACTAGCCTCCAGACTGTCCAACAGATTTCTCAGAACCCGCAGAGGACCGCCCCCTTCACCCACTCCAACACCCAGTATTGGCAGTACCTCTACACCGACACCCACACCAACTATTACTTCCACAAATACCCCAACTGTAACTCAAACCCCATCAACTACTCCTACTACTACTCCGACCACCACACCAACAACCACCCCATCAGTTACTCCGACCAATACCCCCTCAGTTACCGCCTCCATTACGCCAACAGAAACACCAACAAATACTCCTAGCGTCACCACAACAGAAACACCGACTAATACTCCATCGGTTACTCCAACCGAAACCCCAACAGTTACACCTACTGAAACACCAACAGTTACACCAACCGAAACTCCCACAGCAACACCCACTAATACTCCGTCGGTAACGCCAACTGAAACTCCAACAGTAACCCCAACCGCTACACAAACTAACACCCCATCGGTAACACCCACCGAAACTCCTACAACCACACCGACCACAACCCCAACAGAAACACCGACTAATACTCCGTCGGTTACTCCGACAGAAACTCCAACGGCTACACCGACAGAAACGCCAACAGTAACGCCTACAACAACATCTACTCCAACATCAACACAAACACCAACGGTAACCCCAACCCCATCATCGTATTCTGGTTTTGATGTTTATTTGGGTATAACATCTGGTAATTATACTTCTGGCGGAGGAGTAACAATATACGGAGCCACAGGCACCAGATTGTATTTTGATGAATTGTCTCCAATCAATAATCCTTTAAATTTTACAGAAATTAGATTATATATTAATAATACATATACTTATAGAATGACAGTATTTACAGAAATTATTACGGCTAATTTACCATTTGTATTAATATCTAATAATGGAACAGTTTATCAGTCGTCGTTTGGAGCAGGATATAGTGTTGGAGCAGATAGAAGAATTGATTTAGTCTAAACGGATAATATATGGCCGAGAAAAATCAACAACACGACCTATTTGCATTATACTTACCACCGGCTCCTGGTGGCGGTCCCGGTCCACCCCCTGGCCCTGGCCCCGGAGGATCTTTGGGGCAGCCATGGAGTATTACTTCTGGTAAGATCTTATCCGAATACCTTGGCAACTCTATTATTAATATTGATTCTCTTAATAATTTATCGTACATAGATAAAATATGCAAATATACTAATGGATCATTAATATGTTGGGATGGTGATGAGCCAGAATTTCTAAGGGGCTTTAATACTATTGATCCGAATACGGGTTATCTGATTTTGTCGGATATTTCTGCTATTTATCCTTATACTATTTGGTATTATGATCCTATAGTACCGGCCACACGATCTATAACAGAAGCTTATCAGATTGCCACATATTTAGGTGCTGAGCTTACATTAGACGATAATCTTAATTTTATTAGTAATATAGATAAAATTTTTAGCTTGTCTAATAATAGTCCATTGACCTGGATCAAAGGAGAGCCTTCTTTTGTGCAAGGTTTTTCTTCTCTTGAATACGGAAAAACATATTTGTTTGTTAGCTCCAATGTTCCATATATATTGTATAATAGTGTTACGCCGACCCCAACAGCAACCCCAACTGAAACTCCCACAGTAACACCGACCGAAACACCAACGGTTACCCCAACTGAAACTCCCACAGTAACACCGACCGAAACACCAACGGTTACCCCAACTGAAACTCCCACAGAAACACCAACCAATACTCCATCAGTAACCCCAACTGAAACTCCCACAGAAACACCAACCAATACTCCATCAGTAACCCCAACTGAAACTCCAGTTCCGGAATGTGACATAACCGTTTCTGATTTAATATCGCCAACACCAACCCCAACTGAAACTCCCACAGTAACACCGACCGAAACACCAACGGTTACCCCAACTGAAACTCCCACAGAAACACCAACCAATACTCCATCAGTAACCCCAACTGAAACTCCCACAGTAACACCG